GGTAAAGGTAGCGTATGGTGAAGTAAAGGCCGTAGTAAGAATCTGCGTTGCAGCGTTAGTTACAGTTACGTTTTGCTGTGATAAAGCCATTATAAACTCCTTAAGTTCAACTACTATTGTCTCTTATTCGTCGTGATTACGCAGTGGAAACGTAATGACCCAAAGCACAATAGCACCAATAATGCACCATCCAACTACAGCTTTAGCCGAGCCTTCAAGCACAATCCATGCTACAAACATACCGAGCAGCGTCCAAAGCTGGCTAAGCATATCTTTAAAGAACTTTTTCATTATTTTTCTTTCCTTCTACTAGATGAAGACGATGATGAGGATGAAGAACTCGAAGCACCAGCAGCACCAGCGGCACTTGCAACAGCGTTAACAGCAGCGCCTGTAGCTACAACAGCGGCTACAATTTCTTTTTTAGCCTTTGCACGGTGTGCAGGACTCATGTCTGACCCAAGATTTCCAATTGCATTAATAGCATTTGTTACACCAACAGCAACTGCTCCAAGTACAGGAACAGCAGCAAGTTGTGGGTCTACCTGAATGTCATCTGCTTTAGCAGCTACCATAAGGGCATCAAGAGCTTGTTGATACTGAGGTGAATATTCTGCCGCATTTGCAAGCGTAGTATTGGCGGCTTCAGTTAATTGAGTTACTTGTTCAACAGTCAGTTCTTGTGGAGAAACAGCAGTTAAATTTTCTATGGTTGTAGCGGCGGCCTGGACTTGCTCTGCGATTGTTGGCGTAATGGGCTGCGTTTGTACTGGGACTTGAGTAGGTTCCTCGCTAATCGGAGGTGCAGGTGTTGGGACTTTCGCAGGTGGAACGGGGTCAACTACTGGCTCCTTTACTGGTGGGGTAACTACAGGGGGAACAACAGGCGGGTCTACCACAGGCGGAACAATTACAGGAGGCTCAACAACTGGGGGCTCAACCACAGGAGGTTCAACCACAGGCGGCTCAACCACAGGCGGCTCTACAATTGGAGGAACAACAACAGGGGGAACAATTACTGGAGCAGAGCCATCAGTAGTAAAAAATTCTGAAGGAACAGTATTCCAGGTATTTCCGTTGTCTGGCGAGTAAGTAAGAGTCGCATTAGCCCCACCACCATACTCGTAATACCAAGCATCTAAAGCATAAGTGTGACTACCGACAATTTGTATGTCAGGATAGACACCGCCCCAGCGACCTTTGTCGTACCAGTCATTAGTAATTACTGGGGTTTCATCAAGAGACATCCAGAAGCCATCATCGGCAAGTGCCTCAAACGTATAAGTACCAGAATCTGGGAATGTCACAAAACCTGTGTAATGTACAAGGACAAAATTATCCTGGCAACCTGCCACAATCCCACCGTTGTTGTCATCATACATTTGGTCAATGTTATCGACGTGAGTCCAGGCCCCTTCACACAAAGTATAAGGGATTCTATCAGGTTTAATTGACGGGTCGTAGGTATACACCGCTACGTTAAGTCCGCTGATAGAGTCAGCAGAGGCTGATGCTGTAAATAGTAGCGAAGATGAAGCTACGAATATTACTCCGATTGATGCCGCGAATTTACGCAGATTTGGCAATCGCATCCTTTACGGGCTAGGGGGGAGTAGTTCTATTATCTCTTAACTAGCTTATTTATACCCGATAAATGATTACAAGTTCAGTTTGAATTGAAAAAGTTTGTGTGCTAGGGTTTTACCCATAACTGAATAGTGTCACTTTGACAATAAACGACCAAGTACTAACGCAAGGAAAGGTAGGTCGCTAAATGAAGAAGTTCATTGCAACTGCAGCCCTGCTAATGACATTGGCAGGTTGCTCTGCCTCTGAAGCAGCCGCTGCAATACAGGAGAAAGTCTCCTATACACCAACCACCCACGTGGTTGAAACTGGATTAAAACCATTTTTGGCTAAAATCGCAGTAATTCACAACACCCAATTAATCCATAACACAGTAGTTAAACTAAATAAATATGTTGGAAAGACGTGGTATGTCTTTTCTGGTAATACCCCACGAGGCTGGGATTGCTCAGGCTTAGTTATGTGGTATTACGAACAATTAGGAATAACACTTCACCACAGCGCTTATGCTGAAAAATATGTGTCTAAACCGCACAAGTTTTCTACGGCTAAAGCAAAAATGGGCGATATTATTGGATTCCCAGGCCATGTAGGTCTGTATATCGGAAACGGATACATGATCCACGCTCCACACCCAGGTGCGCTAACAGAGCGTATTAAGGTAATGGAATGGGCCAAAATGAATTGGACCACTAACGTAACGTACACTAGAATCGTTAAGACAAATTAGGTATACTAATTAGTACCAAGACTGGTCCGAGCCTAACGGTGCAGGACCAGTCATTCGCCTCAATAGCTCATCTGGTAGAGCATCTCACTTGTAATGAGAAGGTGACGGGTTCAAGTCCTGTTTGAGGCTCACATATTTTAAAAACTTTTGCTATACTAAATAAAGACACGCCAATTGGGTGTCGTAAATAAATACTGTGCTATGGGCAGTAAAAAGAAAACCCCACGCATCCAGACCAAAGTCTGCCCGTGGGGTGCTATTGATACTATTGTAGCACAGTTGTCGTCTAAGGAGACAAAATGAACAACAATAATTTCCCGCAAGACCCATATGGTTACAAGGGTCAGCCCTGGGGCAAACCATACCCAAATCCTTATGAGCCAAACCCTCATGGTGACTGGAAGAAACAGCTCCCACCAATCCCTAAGCCAGTGACAATCACTGACCTGTTCCCGCGGATTGATCGCTGGGGCATTGGCTACATGCCACTTCTCGAAGATCTTATGCAGATTGCAAAGGAAAAGCCTTCGTACCCTCCGTATGACATTATCGACCACAAGAACGACACCACTGTAGTGTCAGTCGCTGTGGCTGGTTTTGCCAAGAAAGAAATTGAGATTACTCTTCACGAGGGAACGCTCAAGATTGAAGGCAAGAAGAAGCTCAAGAAGGAAGAGGGCGAAGTCATTTATCAGGGTATTGCTGCCCGTGACTTTAACCTTACTTTTGCACTAGCAGAATTTTATGAAGTGCAGAGCGCGGAGCTTACCGATGGCATGCTAAACGTCACACTTTTTAAAAACGTGCCTGAAGAAAAGAAGCCAAAGGTAATTGACATTAAGTAGTATTTTTGGTACTATTTAAAAGAGCCCGAGATGCACAGATGATGTGTCTCGGGTTTTTCTTTGGTACAATGTAGTTATGCCTAACGCACCTAAGACCCCTACACGAACAATCCGTGTACCAGACGAGCTTTGGCTTGCCGCACAAAAAAAGGCCGCAGAGCAGGACATCACTGTTACATCAGTGCTTATTGCGGCGCTAGAATTTTTTGTTGACGGGGGACTTGACAAACTTCCCGATTAAGGTTTAAATTTGTATTGCTAAGACATAGCATCCCCCACGGGGGTTAGACTACAGAGGTACAAATGCCAGTTCACAATGACAGTATTCCAGAAGAATACCTAGAACCACTTCGCAAAGAAGTTCAGCAGTATGTCGTCCTAAAGGATGAAGTAACCAATCTTGAGACCCGCGTCGGTCAGATCAAGAAACGCATTATTAACACTATCGAAGAGCTGGGTGAGGCTAACGACAAGGGAAGCCTTGTTCTACCGCTTAACGATGAGAAGTCTGGAACCACCAACGTGGTTAAGCAGCGCCGTGTCTCTAAGGTATTTGACGAGGATACCGCCAACCAGATTCTTAAAGACAAGAACCTATTTGATGACTGTACCCAGACCATCACTGTTCTAGACCAAGATGCTGTCATGTCGGCGTACTACAATGGTCTTCTAACCGACGAAGACATCGAAGCAATGTTCCCAGAAAAGGTTAGCTGGGCACTAATTTTGGAGAAGAAGTAATGAGCAAAATGGCCGAACTATACGATGAAGGCGTAACAGATTTAATCTCCTACACTATTGGCGTACAGAGCGGACTAAACTCCGCGATTGCTGTTTTAAACGAAATTATGCCTTATCTTACTGAGCACTCCAGCGCAGAAGAAGTTCTTTGTCACGATGTCCTTGATGCTGCTATTACCACCATTAGGGGAAAACTAAAATGAGTAATTTAGGTAACGAAACTACGGTATCCGCTACAGATATTTGGCTTACTCCGCCACGTTTGTTGAGCAAACTTGGTCATTTTGATTTAGACCCATGCGCTTCACTAGACCGCCCCTGGGACACCGCCGATAATCATTACACCATTGAAGATGATGGTTTGGCACAGTCTTGGGAGGGTCGAGTGTGGATGAACCCACCTTATGGCAGGGGCATGGAAAATTGGATGTCTAAATTAACTAATCATGCTTCATCAGGTAAGGGCACAGGACTAGCTTTAATTTTTGCTCGCACAGAAACTAAAACTTTCTTTGACCATGTTTGGGACAAAGCTGACGCTATTTTGTTTATCAAGGGTCGCATTAAGTTTTGTACCCCAGACGGCAAAGAGTCTGGCACTGCGGGTTCACCTAGTGTTTTAATTGCATATGGTAAAACTGAAATAGATGTTTTACGCAATTGCGGTATTGAAGGAAAGCTGGTTATATTATGAGCATCATAGCTTATGACGCAGGCGTAGCTGATGGTAAAGCTGAGGCTATCCAAAAAGTCCTAGACTTGCTTGAGGAAATGTTTAAAGACCCACCAATGCGCGGAGACATTGCGCTTAGTGACCTTCGTAGACTTATTAAGGCAATTAACTAATGACTCAAATCATCGGTTTTATTCTGGGGATTGTACTTTTAAGTTTTACCGCTATTTGGTACATTAAACACGGAGATGACGATGTTTTGTAAAGGAAAAAATAAGTGAATAGATTTAGAACCAAACCAGAGTGCGGTACTAAGTCAGGTTATGACTATCATGTTCGCCAAGTTAAAGAAGCCCCTTGTCAAGAATGCTCAAACGCACTTAAAACACATTGGCAAGAACAACGTAAAATTAGAAGTCAAGAAATAAATGCTTACAGGCAAGCGTGGAGAGCCATGCACCCAGAAATTCAAAAAGCTAGACAAAACATTCAGGCACGAAAGCATGGCAAAGGTGACTGGACTACTGCAGAGGCGTTGGAGATTTATGGTACAGACTGCCACATTTGCGGAACCGCTATTGATTTAAAAGCTCCAACTAAAGTAGGGGCAAACGGATGGGAATTAGCTTTACACCTTGACCACGTAATTCCGCTTAGCAAAGGTGGAGCAGACACGCTAGGTAATATTAGACCAGCTCACGCTAAGTGCAACATTAGAAAATGGGCTACCGTAAAGTTGGAGGAACTAAATGAGCAATAATGATTTTATTGACGACATGTTTGGCGAACTTGAGGCTTATTATCCTGGCAGCAAGCGTAAACGCCGCGAGCCTGCCCCTAAAGTGGAGGTCGACTCTAGTTGGGAAAATGACTCACTAGAAAAAACTTTGCCAAATGGTAGACAAGTTGAAGTTTATATGATAGGTTCATTAGCGAAAGCTTTGAATCGTACAATTCCAACGATACGTCAATGGATGAAACGAGGAAAACTTCCCGAGTCACCTTATCGTATGCCATCTCAAATAGATAGCATCGGTAGGCACCGCGAGGGCAGACGGTTTTACAGCAAAGCAATGGTAGAAATTACAATTGAGTTGTTTGCTAAAGCTGGACTTTTAAGCACAGATCGTATAGACTGGACTTTACACCAGAGTCTTACTAGTAAGATAGCTGAGGCGTGGGAAACAATCCGCGCAGAAGAAAATAAATCAATTAATTAAGGAAAACATGCCCATTACCCCAGATGCCCCAAGTGCCGCCAGCTACATTGCCGACGACATTGACGCACGTCCATCACAGGCAACCGCAACATCATCTTCAGTCCAGTCGGGCTGGGATGCTGCGGAAAGCCTAACCGTTTCAAGCGACTTCCCTACCGAAGTCAAGTTTGAAGACGGCAAGCACCAGGTCTTTAAGTTCCTGGACGAAAGTGGCCCATTCGCCATTTACAAGCAGCACTTCCTGAAGCAGAAGACAAGCGGTAAGCGCTCGTATGTCTGCATCGGTGCAAACTGCCCACTCTGCGTTAAGCTCCAGGACCGCCCTGAGAACAAGCGTGCATTTACCGTTGTAACCCTTAACTCTGCTGAGGGTATGCTACGCCAGATGCTCATTTCAGGAGCCCGTCTATATCAGGCGCTTCACGCCGCACACTACTCGCCACAGGGTCCGCTAACTAAGGGATACTGGGCTATTGTGCGACTAGGTAAGGGTCCACAGACTTCTTACACCGTAACTCCTATCAAGGAGCGCGACCTCGAAGAAGACTGGAACATCAGTCAGGAAAAGGCTTCAGCTGTTGTTGACGCCTCAGAGGTTTACACCCGTGGTCTCATCAAGGAACACTCATTTGAGGAACTTGACGAGATTGCAGACTCGCTGCTCTAAAGCCAATAGCATTAGGCGGGGATTTGACATCCCCGCCTTTTGCGCTATTGTGGAGATACTATGAACATTATTACAACTGCCGAACAACTTGCCGAGATGGTAGATTACTACCTAACTCAAGATGCCTTTGCCTTTGACGTTGAAACCGTAGGCCCACGCCGAGGTATGACGCCTGTAAATGAAGTCCTATGGATTACGCTTGCAACCCACGGACGCTGTGACGTTATCCCTATGGGGCACCCACACGGTTTGTTTATCGAAGAAATTTACCCTTTGACTGGTCAGGGTGAAGTCCGCAAAGAAAAGGGCTTGACACTACGACCTAGCGACTATAGTCGTGACGCTAAGAAAGCTACCAAGGTCTTTGGGCCTGCGCCTGAGCAGCTTTACCCAGCTGAGGTATTTAAGGCGCTTGAGCCTATTATGTTTAATGACCAGATTCTTACTATCGGTCACAACCTTGTATTTGACCTGACTTCAGTTGCTAAATACTACGGCGGTCGTATCCCGTCTGCCCCATACTTTGACACGATGATTGCATCGTTTATTTCAGATAACCGCAATAAGAATAAGTGCGGTCTTGCTGACTGCCTTAAGCGAGAGTTTGGCTACGAAATGGTCAAAGGTGTAGGTAAAGAAGTAGAGGTCTATGACTTTGAAACCGTTGCCAAGTACGCATATCTTGACTCTAAGTACACGTTCCTATTGTGGAAGTCGCTAGTACCAAAACTAGAGGCGGGAGAACTTGACCGCGTGTTTGCGCTAGAGATGGATGTTCTAGCTGTTCTATGCGATATGAAACTAACTGGTGCCGTAATTGATACTGATTCTCTTGAGCAGTTAAAAATTGACCTAGAAGAAAAAGTAGACGAAGCTCGTGCTAACATCTACAAGGCTGCTGGTCGTGAGTTTAATATCAACTCAAATCAAGAAAAGCAAGCCTTGCTTTATGGAGCTAAAGAAGAGGGCGGGCGCGGACTAAAAGCACAGGTACTAACTGTCAAGGGTAAGCAAAAAGACAAAACTAACATTGAACTTACTGGCGCTGACTACTCAGTATCAGCAGAAGCATTAGAACCTTACCGCGACAAAGATCCACTAGTCACCGCACTCTTAGAGTACGCAGACTACAATAAGCTACTTTCAACTTACGTTATACCTTACCTTGGCGGTGAGATTGAGCGTACTACTGCTGGAAAAACTCGCATTGAGACTAAAGAAACTATGTTAATTAATGGTCGTTTGCACGGTGACTTTGTGCAACATGGCGCTGAGACTGGTCGTTTTTCAAGTCGCAACCCTAACCTACAGAATGTACCTGCGCCTCACACGCCACACGGTAAGGCTATCCGTAACCTATTCGTGGCACCTCCAGGGCACAAGCTAGTGGTTGCCGACTACTCGCAGATTGAGCCTCGCGTAATTGCGTCATTCTCGGAAGACCCAATTATGATGGATAACTACCTAAATGGTAAAGACATCTATACCACCGTCGGTGACACGATGGGCGTAGACCGTAAGGCAGGTAAGGTTCTCGTACTTGCTATGGCATACGGCGTAGGTCCTGACAAGATTGCTGCACAGATTGGCTGTACCAAGACTGAGGCTAAAGACTTGTTGGACCGATTTGCAGCACAATTTAGCTCAATTGCTAAGTACCGAGCCAAAGTAATTGGCTCAACTCGGGCTGGTAAACCTGTGCCATATGTAAAAACCTTGACTGGTCGCCGCCGATACTTGCCTGAGATTATGTCCCGAGATAACGGTTTTCGATCAGGAGCTGAACGTCAGGCGTTTAATACTAAAATTCAAGGCAGTGCCGCAGATATTATTAAAATTGCTATGGTACGTGCACATCAGATGCTTCCATCAGAGGCTAAGATTATTCTCACAGTGCATGACGAAATGGTGTTGACTACCCCAGCAGATATGGCGGAGTCAACAGCAGAAATTCTAAGAGAAGCTATGGAAGGCATTAATGTGCTAAAAGTTCCGCTAATTGCAGATGTAAAGATTGTAGATAAGTGGGGAGAAGCAAAATGACCTGGCCTATCTCAAATAACGACGGCTATCACAAAATGCAAAAATTGCCTATTACTACTTTATATAGATGGTATTTATACGATGTTATAGGCGAAGAAGCTAATAAAAACATTAGTTTGTTTAATTTATCGCCCGTAAGCGAAGAGGGCAATGAAAAAGAGCTAGAAGACTCAGAAGAACGACTGATTGAAATATCACCATTGTTGCCCCTTATAAAACTGTATGCAGACATGAATGCTACGTACACTTATGAAGTGCAAAGTAAAGAACTGCTTAAAACAGACGGAGTAACACCAGAACTATTAGCAGCAAGTTCTAAATCTTTAAAAGAATTTTATAGTACTATGGCATTTAACGGGATTTTATCCTTACTCTCATCCGCCGTTGAGCTTGATTTAGTAGAGCTACACGGCACATTCACAGGTCTAAAGGAGACAGACGAATGAGTAATTCATGGTGGGCTGACAAGCTCGGAAATAACCAACCACAGACACCAAGGTATACGCCACAGACGCCACCAGTGCAGCCTGTACAGCCTGGATACGCCCAACCATATCAAGGGGTTACCCCAAACACCTCATACCCCCCTGTGACCGAGCAGCCCTATGTTGACCCCGCGTTGGCTGGCCGTAGGCTACCCGCTAGTGCAACTTCCCCCAGCCGTTGCCCTAATTGTTCTAGCGGCAATTATGGAAAAATGACCGCTGAAACTGCGCCACGGTGCTATGATTGTGGTTATCCTATCCAGCAGTCAGGGTCAGGTACTCCAGGAGTACGCATCCCTAGCAACGGCACGGTAGAGGCTACCAAACAGGTAAGCACCTCAAATAACTTTAACCCAGGCACATTTATCGGAAAGATTGAGTAATGTCACTCCAAAAGGTTCTAGCACAGATTAATAAGAAGTATGGCGAAAACACCGTCGTACTAGCATCAGACGTCGCAGCTCCAACTCGTTTCACATCAGGTTCACTATCGCTAGACATGATTCTTGGAGGCGGCTGGCCTACTAACCAGTGGCACGAAATTATCGGGGAGGCAAGCAATGGTAAGACTGCGCTTGCACTTAAAACTATTGCCGCTAACCAAAAGCGTGACCCAGAATTTACAACTATTTGGATTGCTGCTGAGCAGTGGGTTCCAGAGTACGCAGAGATGTGTGGCGTAGATTCAACCCGCGTCCACGTGTTTACCAGCAACGTTATGGAAACAGCCCTCACAGCCGTTCTAGAGTTCATTGAGACTAAAGAAGTTGACTGTGTAGTTATTGACTCGCTGCCTGCCCTCGTGCCCTCAGCAGAAGACGAAAAAGAAATGGACGAGTTTACCGTTGGTCGTGGAGCTATGCTTATGGGCAAGTTCTTTCGCAAGATGGAAAAGGCGGGCAAGCGCGACCTTCTAGGCGGCGAACGCCCGTTTATCGGTCTAATCATCAATCAGTTCCGCATGAAAATTGGTGTTATGTACGGAGACCCACGCACTACTCCTGGTGGCGAGGCTAAGAACTACTTCTTCTTTACCCGCATTGACGTAAAGCGCGATGAGTGGATTGAGGTCGGTACTGGTCAGGAGAAGAAGAAGGTCGGTCAGACCATCAAGTTCCAGACTCGTAAGAATAAATCAGCTCCTCCAGGACAGACCGCGTTTGTAGATTTCTACTTTGACGAGGGCGCAGGCATTGACAAGGGCGAATACGACTTCGCTAAAGAAATTGTGTCGCTGGCAATCATTAATAAGATAGTTACTCGTGCAGGAGCTTACTACCGTTACTCAGAACGTCAGTGGCAGGGAGCGGATGCACTACTTAACTCCATTCGTGAGGAAGTAGACCTGCAAGAGCAGTTAACCAAGGACGTAATGGGAACGCTACAGCTAGCATAATGTCAAGAGCAAAACGAAACGCACAGTCTACGTGCACTCAATGTGATCGCCCATTTTATGCCAGAGCACTATGCAAACCTTGCTACATGCTTCAATTTAGAGGAAAGTTTGGCACTGCACCTAAAGCGCAGCCAAAAACTTATAACCCAGAAGATCTAGCAGATTTTTGGTCGTTTGTGAAAGCAGAGTTAAATATTGGCTAGATCAGAGGGTCAAAAACAATCCCAGAAACACGAAAAAAGGCTAGCTAAATTAACTGGTGGTCAGAAGAACGTTGCTTCTGGGGCGTTCTGGTTTCGCAAAGGTGATGTACGCTCAGAAGATTTGTTGATTGAGCACAAGTGGACTGGTAAAAAATCCTTTACTGTTCAGTCCTCGGTATTAGAAAAGATTATGACCGAAGCGCTAATTGACGGTCGCACCCCTGTTTTGGGCATCAGCATGAACGATGTTAATTACGTAATACTCGACGAAAACGACTTCTTGACCATGCGTGAGTTTCTGATACAATGTATAGAGGAGCATACGGAAGAGAAGTAAATTACTATTTGGAGTTTACTTGCTATCTTCCCTACTCAATTCAATCCCAGAGCCAGAGCCGTGGGAATTTCAAGCTAAATGTGGCGAACAAGTTTATAACGCCGAGACTAAAGAATACGAGTCAGTCTATGACCCTGAGCTTTGGTTTCCGCCGCGAGACAAAAAACTATACAAGCCAATAGCAGATAAAGCTAAATCAATTTGTTTTGGCAAAGACGGAAGACCAGAATGCCCAGTTAGGCTAGAGTGCCTAGCTTTTGCGGATAAAAACGAAGAAGCGCACGGTATTTGGGGCGGAATGAGTCACCGTGAGCGTAACGCCCTAAAACGTAAAGCAGTCCGTACAGGAACTACGCTACTAACACTTGCTAAAAAATCTAGTAGACAATCACAATAATGTGTGATAAGTTTTTCACTGGAGGACACAAAACATGCCAGAGAAAAAACTAAAGAAATTACCAGCAGGCGCATTAAAAAACTTTGTAGATGCAGGTAAATCAACTACTAGAGTCATAAGCAAGGTAGAACGACACGTTCTATCTCAGCCAATTGATAACCACCGTTCATTTAATGGACTACACCCATCGGCTATGGTAAGCCCGTACTGGTGCCATAGAGCATCTTACTTTCATCTACAGGGCAATCATCCCGTACCAGAGCCACGTCAGTTTAAGCGTGAACTAATTTTTGCCCAAGGTCACGGCATTCATGCTACGTGGCAAAATTGGTTTAGGGATATGGGCAAATTGTATGGCGTATGGGAATGCCGTAATTGTGCCCTTCAGTTTTGGGCAACTAGCCCAGAAGGTTGCGACGCCTGTGGCGCAGACCGTTCTATGCGCTATAAAGAAGTACCAGTAGAACATACCCCACTGATGATTACAGGTCACTCAGATGGTTGGCTAAAAGGTTTTGGCGATGACTTGATGCTAGAGATTAAGTCAGTGGGTGCTGGTACATTCATGTGGTACGACAAGTCAGCATGGTTTGCTGGAGACCAGAACTTTGATGAGGCGTGGAAGAACTTAAAGTCTCCGTTCTCAGCCCACATCGCCCAGGTACAGCTATACATGAAAGTACTAGAACTGTCTGGTCGTGAAGACGTGCCACAGGAAGCCGTGCTACTGTACGAGGCTAAGCCTACGCAGGAAGTCAAAGAGTTTATTGTCCGCAAAGATGACTGGGCTATCCAGCCGATTATTGACGGCGCACAAATTGTGGTAGACTCGTTAGCAAAGAACATAGCGCCAGACTGCAACGTCGGTGGAGCGCATAAATGCAAGCAGTGTGGAGGATTCAATGAGTAAGCTAATCACCAGCGATACCAGCAAGTACGTGCTAGACACGTTGGATGAGCAAGGTCTAAGCCTAGACCGAGAAATGCACATGCCTCGCCCGTCACTTCCTGCGGATATTACAGACGTTGATGACGAAGAGCTAATGCGTTTGTACACCCACTTCTCGGCGTACAGCGATTTTGTTAATACCCAACTTGCTTGTGCAGTAATTGACGAAAAAGAAGCACAGCGTAACATTGATTACGCAGAATCTGAGGCAATGCTGCGCCACCAAAGCACCAACGCTAAAACCACAGTCACAATTATTAAAGCGCTAGTTGATGGCGACCCTACGCTGGGTGAGTTGCGACAAGACGCATTGAACAAGTACTCGTACCGCAAGATGCTTGAGACTATGGCAAACAACCTAGAACGTAGCAGTTCTGTTTGCAGTCGTGAGCTAACCCGCCGTACTTCAGGGGACAACTTCAAGACCCGTAGCCGTAGGTTTACTGCGTAATGGCCGCTAAAAAGGGTCCAAAAGTATTTGGCAAGCCACTATCAGCCAAAGTAAAGCGCGTAGCAATCGGCATTGACCAATCGTACTCGGGCTTTGGCGTGACCCTCATGGACATGGATTCAGACGCTTATTACACCACAGTGTTTAAGGGTGAAGGTATTGGTGTAGACCGCCTTCTAGATATTCAAGAAAAACTGTGGAAAATTATTGAAGAAACAACCCCATCATCATCTGAAGTAGTTGTAGGAATGGAAGGTTATGCTTTTGGCTCACAAATGGCAAATATGGCTGGAGAATTGGGCGCAGTCGTAAAACTAACGCTGCAATCAGTACTGTGGAAATATCATGGTAAATATCCGTATATAATTCCACCGACAGTGTTAAAGAAATATGTTACTGGCAAGGGCAACGGCGTACAGAAAAACCAAATTTTATTACAGGTCTATAAGAATTGGGGAGTAGAATTCAATGATGATAACGCCGCGGATTCATATTCACTAGCGCACCTAGTCGCAGGAAAAGCAAACCTAGCCCATCAACGTGAAATTTATCACAACATTCAGGACCCTAAGTACCGAGAAAAATGATGTACGGAACCCTTCACCGTAAAAACGGAAAAATGTTACGGAGAGTTAAATTTCAAATACTGGGGTTTTGGCTATATTGGTATTTGTTAGCCATGAAAAGACAACACAAAACTATTGTAAAACTAAATGCAGACATAAAGTCTATTAGACAAACAGAGCGAACCAAAGTTGCAAACATGATAGATCAAGGAATTGAACACACAGTTGATAAGTGTGGGATGACTTGCGAAGCTCATATAATAGTAGACTTTATTAAAAAGTTAAAGGATGTTGATGGGGACGAGTAAGTCTGGTTGGTGTTTAACAGGCCACCACAAAGACTGTCCACAAAAGTTTTCCAGCCACGATTGCCCATGCCCATGCCATTTAGGGATTGAAGTACCACCCATCACAGAACAAAAGGTAAAGAAAAATGATAGACAGCGAAAAATTTAAAGCAGAATTTGTAGCAACAGCATTTGAGGCAGCCCTAGCAAAAAAGTTTGCAGAAGCTCAAGCATTGTTGCTAAAAAAGCACAACGACTACGGACCAAAAAATATTAGTCAATCACCTGGTGGACCGCTTAATGGTCTACGCGTCCGTATGTGGGACAAATTGGCGCGAATTAATAACCTAGTAGACAACGGTGTTACGCCAAGCAATGAGAGTTTACGAGACAGTTTTATTGACATGGCAAATTACGCAATAATTGGCATGATGGTTATTGACGGAGACTGGGACAAAAATTACGGTATGAACCAAAAAAATCAAGGTTAAACAGCATTTAACACGTATTACCTTTATAGTTTTAATATCGGGAGATTAATCTAACAAAAGGTATATTATGTCTGAACTACAAAACGAAGAAGATATTTTGCGCGTTAGCGCATCCAGCAACCCACAGTCAGTAGCATCCGCGATTGCACACGCTATTTATGAAAAAGGTACTTGTAAAGTACGTGCTGTTGGTGCAGGACCAGTGAACCAAGCTGTTAAAGCAATTGCTATTGCCAGCGGTTACACAGCCCCTCGTGGAATTAGCCTAATTTGTATTCCAGGGTTTCAATCAGTGGAAATCAACGGAGAAAAAATTAGCGCAATTCTATTTAAAGTAAATTCAGTTAACTAAGCGTATTTAGTTAATTACAGGTATTGTTGAAGTACCAACCATCTTAGGCCAAAGAGGTAAAAACATGGAACAACCAAACAGCAAGTTCAAAACTATGGGAACTAGCGCAGCTTCGAGCACCCGCAACCCATCGGGAATGCCTGAAAAGGGAAAGCTAATGAAGCGTGGAAACGCTGTTGCTGGCACCTTGGACGGAGCTAAGGGTGCCCACACAATGAAGCAGGTCACATCTAAGCGTGCTTATGGAATTAAAACCAACATGCCAGCTTGGAAAGACCCACAGATCGGCCCTACTCAGGGCAATGGTCGTTTGCTAAAGGAAGTAATTAACCGTACTTCCCCAACCTTCCTTGACGGAATGCAAGACCACAACTAAGCTAAACATAAAAGCCCGCCGAAAGGCGGGTTTTTTTGTGCCTTGACAAGTTAAAGAATGTCGGACATAATCATGGTATGCCGCGAAAAGTTGTGGTAGAGTACTAATTAGCAAATACCGAGAGAAGGAACATGCTACTAGATGAACTAAAAGCCATTGCAGTCAAAGCTTCCATTGAAGGATGCGTTGTCGGTGTTTGGGCAAAAGAACAAGATTCAGATTTTCAAGAAGTATTCGCAACACTACGAAGTAAGCCAAATTTGCCGTTATCAGAAACGCTTACCTTAATTCAGTCGCACTATCCAAGCCTACCCTTTAAGCGTACGTCGTTTGCGTACCATATGAGAGGAACATGCACATGTCCGAAAGCCTAGCAGCAATGCTCAAAAGGATGATGGAGCTGGATTACGAAGCCCCACTTCCTTATCAACAAGCATCTAAGTTGGTTATTAAACCATCTAAAGCAAAACCAAGCAAAAGCAAAAATGGTTGGAAATTGGCAGCCTTGCTACCTGACACACAAATTGGTTATCGCGTTTACGAAGATGGGTCAGTAGTAGAATTTCACTCAGAGCCAGCAATTGATATTGCCCTACAAATCGTGGACTATGCTAACAGGGAGTTTGGCGTAGACACAATTGTAAATCTTGGCGATACCCTAGACCTACCGCAGCAAAGTCGTCACCACCAAGAGATTGCGTTTCAGAACTCGACTAACCTTGCCATCCAGCGAGCTTACGAATACCTAGCTGCTCAGCGTGCAACCGCGCCAGATGCAAAAATTGTATTTCTAGAGGGTAATCACGACTGTCGTATATATAAGTATCTTGCGGAGAACGCACCAGCTGTAGCAAACATGCGTCAAGCAGGTACTACACCAAGCGACTGGCCTGTAAACAGCCTGCCACACCTGTTGCGAATGGACGAGTTAGATGTTCACTACGCCAGCGGTTATCCAGCGGGAGAGTATTGGTTGAACGATAACCTACGCTGTATCCACGGTGACCGAGTTAACTCGGCTGGTAGCACCGCTATGAAATACATTAACTCGAACCACCACGTTTCTATTATTTACGGGCA